ACTGTACGGTGCGTCAGGGTTGTCCATGAGGTCCGGTTCAGCGCAGGCGGTGGAGTCCGGCATAATGGCTGAGTCCGTCCTTCAGCAGGAGGCGACACTTGCAGGGTTGCCGAAGAAGCACCACTGGTGGAAGGACTCAAGGAGACACATGGAAAACAGGGATCCGGGTAGGCATTACCGAAGTAACGTAACAAGTAGTTCGAGGCTGGCATAATGGTAGTAGTAAACATTTCTGGTACTGGCCCACGTCCCCGTAAACTACAGGTCGATACGTCCAAACTAGAAGACCTACAAGAGGACCTTGCGGATCACGAGTCCACATGGAACGCTGTCATGGGTGCAACCAAACTAGCAACCGGACTGATAGAAGGTGCGAGCAATGAGAAACTAAAGAAGGTAGAAACCCGTGTGAAGGCTGGGTTGTCTGCTGTAAGCAACGCCGTCACTGACAGCGCAGTGGCCGCTGGTAGTGAAGCAGGTCTGGGCGATGGCACGTTTGCGGACGTTGTCTTCAAGGGCGAGGAGTTCCAAAAGCAACGGGACGCCTTGTTCGAGGGCGATTTCAAGTGGTATGAGGGTGCCGCAAAGAAAGCCACTGAGGCGGCGAAACTTTCCCTGAAAAACAGCACTAAGACTGAATGGGAAGCAACCGCAAAACTTGCCTTCGATAACGGACGGCTTGCACGTGGCATAAAAGTTGAGTTAGCAGACGACGATACCCGTTCCGACATTGTAGACAAACTGTGGGTAGGTATCGAAGGCTTCAAGGCTGACCTACAGACAGGGGCGGGCAAGGAACGTGCCGGGCCTATGCTGACTGAGACGATTGGCCGACACGTAACGGAAATGATAAGAAACCCATCGGAACTGGTCGAGGATCCAACCCAACTAGAGAGGCTCTTAGATCAGTGGAAAGCAAGCGGCGCACAAGACGCAGACGTAGACCTTGCGAGACGTGGTGCAGTACAAAACTTCATGATGCATGCTGCAACGCCCGCCGGGCAAGCGCAAATGACCGCCGTTCTTTCCGACCTAATCAACCCTTCAGACGTGCTAACTACGGAAAACTACGGGAAAGAACTAGAGGCCTTAGGGATACAGCCGGAAGCGTTGTCTAGCCTGAAGAACAGTGCTAATGGACAGTACATTGTAAATATGATCGACGGCGGTATGCCCATTGCCGAAGCCATGAACGCCTTGGAGTCCCATGATTACTTCCCTGGCGCTGCCGAACTAGCACCCTTCATTAACTTGCCGCAAGTGTCACTCGACACCCCTGCCGAGGCTCTTCTTGACGTGCTCGGTAAGTATAGCAGTGACGGCGTACTCTGGATCTCCAACACGGAGTGGTCAAGGGTCGGTCACTGGTTCTCTCTGCAAACAAATGCTGACGCTTGGAACAGGTTGAGCCAGAAGCCTACGATAATGACGGTATCTGAAGGTGGAGTAGCATCCTTATGGGGTGGCACTTCGGCAGGCGGCGGTGGTAGCAGCAGTGGTGGAAGTGCCCAGGCCGATCCTGCTTTCTCGTCAGGATACTACGGGACTGGAAGTAGATCAGATTACGATCCAGACGCTGTCCTTCACGGCGCCAATCTAAGGGCTGCACTAGGGGATGCTTTGGAGCCTCTTGGTATTGACTTAGGGAAACTTAATCCCGGCAGGAGACAACACCTACTCGATCAGGTCTTGAATGGTGGCCTGGGCTTCACGCTGGACTTATCCAAGAACATGGAGGAGACCTCAGCAGCGCTGGTACTCGGCATTGATCAGTCGGGACTCAGGGCTACCAAGGGCGGCGGTGGGTTCTACCTTGATCCATTGAACGTCAACGACCTTCCCCAAGAGGACCTACTTAAGATCTTTGGGGCACAAGCAGAGGACGGAGAAGTGTTCGCTGCTGTCACCACCGTGAATGGGCAGAAGACCTATGAGTTGCGTAGATCGGGCGGAGTCAGAGGAGAGTCTTCTATGCCCCTGTCGGTCCCGACTATAGGCCTTGAGAAGTTGTCCAAAATAAGGGAGCAACGACCAGCCAAAATGATGGAGCAACGACCAGCCGATGAGGGCCACTCTGGTGAGAGTTACCGGGCGATTAAAGCACATATTGGTGCAGTAGAACGCCTAGTCCAACCACCCACACCAGTGGATCCAGACGCACCAGCACCCACCGTCACACCAGTGGATAAGGCAGCAGACCTAGAGTTGCAAGAGGGCATAGAACAAGGCAAGGCCATGTTCTTCACAGATATGGCAGACATTGGGTTTGCTAGTTCGTACATGGCGTACGGTGCGTACAAGTGGAACAAGGCGGCGGAGAATGTAGCGACGAGAATGCTTGGCCCTAAGGGGAAGTTCATGGAACAAGCCGGGATGTCATTCCAAAGCCAACCACCCAAGGGCTTGAGGGGTGCTGACGGAAGGTTCGTAACTAGTTACAGCGGGCGTTCACAGAAACTGCTTGATAACATCTATAAGGTACTTGATGTGCCAATGGGTGAGCGGATAAAGATCGACGAGTACTTATCTCAGCCATCAAAACAAAAGAAGCGGTTCGAGAAGGAACTGAAACGATTGCACAAGAAGTACGGCGAGGAGGTGATCCGCAAGGCCATTAAGAAAGAGGCGTGGGATAAGGGTGCCAAGGTTGCGGCCAGCAGGCTCGGACGTAACTTAAAGAAGTTGACTGGTGGGGCAGCGGGTTTGGTCCTGCTTGCCGGTGACTTGTTGGCGTTCGGATTGTCTGACGAGGAGTCTTACGAGGCACAGGACGAGATATTTGCGCCCTTTGAGGAGGGGTTTGACAAGATCAACCCATACGGCATATTTGACCTGGGAGCGTCATTCGACTACACCCCTGCACCGGATAATGCCGGGTACATAGGCACAGCACTCCACTATGTAGGCCAGTGGGGAGTGGGCATGCTTCGTCACATGTCAACAGGAGAGGGCGCTGCTGGTACGGTTAGGTCTGTATTCCGTAGCGCTACTAACATCCTTGGCGAGCGTGAAGTAGCATTTGGCTTCTCAGTATTCGAGGCGGCTAGTCAACAAGGCACAGCAGTCTTGAATGGTCTTGCTAATCTAAACCGTCCCGCTGACCACGAAGCCGCTTGGCAAGCAAGCGACAGCAACCTAGTAAATAGCCTTGGGCAAACAGCAGTGAGCATAGGCGTACTCCGTGACTACAACACATTGTTCTCTGCGTTCGACGGTGACTCACGAGGACGCTTCATGGATGCTATACGAGGGCCAGTAACCGAGATGCGTGGGCTTGAGAAACTTTCCAGGGTAGTGAAGTTGGACGACCCACAAGAGTCCATGATCCTAAGTGAACTTATACGAGGGTCAGGAGAGTTTGGCGGAGATTTCCATGAGAAATACATGGGATACAACAGTACGTTCATGGATACCGTTGATCCAGATGGCGATCACGCTGACGAGTTGCATAGGATGAAGGTCAATGGTGGAGTGTTCTGGAGTGACCGGGCAGGCACAGGCCACTTCAATCCCGAAGCAGGGCAACTTCTCGTGGGCAACGCTGACATGGGTGGTGTCATAGGCTTCCTGGAAGTTGTGAACAGAGATCAAGACAACCTACGATACACACGACAAGAGGTTATGGCTGCTAGGAAGTTCCTACTAGACCGGGACGAGATACCGCACGGCGCCCACCGCCTCATGAACACGGTACAGGACTTAATGGGGGACAAGCACCTTAGTAACCTTGATGCTGACGAAATACTTGGTGGCTGGCACGAGTTTAATCAACTACTACCTGGAGGTGACCCGCTTGAGTTTGCCGACGACTGGTACGATCACGCCCTAGCCTCTAATAAGAACATGCCGGAAGGTATGGTAGAGCAGTACGCTGACACAGTAAAGGACTACCTCGACTGGGCTAGGTCGAGCCCAAACATCAAGGAATCCCTACCGTCTATGGACCTGGAGGGGCTCAGTAATCGTCAGAAACTAACCATTGATCTCATGTCGTGGATCAGCATAGGTGCCCCCTCTGCCCATTCGGGAGAGCCACAAAGGAACAAGAAACTTTCGGACTTCTTCCCGACTACAGCGGAAGACCTAGTAACCGGGGCGAGTTTCCTTAGAGCAACGGGCATGTACATCAATACAGTGAGCGAGGCGTATGGGTATAGGTTTGAGTTGAACCACGATACCCCGGAGTTCTTGATCCACTTGAGGGACGAGGGCATAGTGCCAAAGAACCAGGCTGAGTGGTCAACTGAGTACGGACTATTCTCTTCACGTCTGCCCAGGACGGTACGCAGTAGGTCTGGTGATTATGGAAAGTCAACCCGTGAGTTCCTAGCGGGGAATCTGGGCATAGACACACGTGGCGTGGGGAGAATAGAGCACATAGACCCCTCCCTTACTGGGCCTGACGAACTTGGTAAGGTCCAAGAGAACAGGGTTAGACCGTACTCCAAGGAAGAAATGAAGGTCCTGACTGAAAAAGCACTCAGGTATGAACTCGCAATACTAGTCGATGACCCCACGATACTTGCGGATTTGAAGATCCCTTCACTGCCGTTCGCAACGAGAGGCATAGGGCACCGTACGAAAGTGGGCGGCCCTGATATCTGGATGCAAGACGAGCCGCAAGAGATGGGCATGGGTGCGTTCGCTAAGCCTGAACCAAAGAGTCGAGGACTTACCGGGGCAGAGGTAGTTGACGCACTCAGTGGAAGAAACGATATCCCTAACTGGGATAAGCACATGTCTGCACCACTGAATCCGGAGCAAATCCTTGGGGACATTGCACAGAAGCAGTTTGACGTAAACGAGCAGATGGAACGGTATCGTATACGACGAGACCAAGGCGAGGTTAGCCACCAATGGTGGTACCTCAAGAATGAAAGGCTGAAGCGTCAGTACGGGAGGCTGGAGAAGATGGTCCGTATGGTCCAGGTACATGGGCTATACTTAGAGCAGGTAGATAGAATGCCGTCCAGAGGGATATACAATGCCTCATGGGAGCACCATGCCAAGACGGTTGAGAAGATATTAAGGGAGATCAGTGACTGATGGAATAGAACAGCCGGGCATCTATAGCAGACGTCCAGGCTACGCTATACCTCCAGGTGAACGACTAGACATGATCGACGCCGCCAAGGATGGGCCGTCGTTCTTCTCCACCTTTGCTGCACACAACCGTGAGTACCTTGGCGTAGGTGGCGTAGTGTCACGAGCCTATACCAACCCTGACTTGCTTCTCACGGGAAACGAGCCAGTGGTTACTGGTGTATACGAGTGGGGCAGGGACTTCCTGTCACACATGACTGCGGGCACTGATCAGCACGTTGCTGAAGGTATCAAAACGTACCTGGACGACTGGGCTGAGGAGGGCTTACAGACATTACGCACTGACGTTATGGGGTACACGCCTACTGAAGGTGACTACACCGGGACGCTACCAAGGTTCTCAGACGACGAGCGAGCAGAAAGATTCATTGAACGCCTGAACGGAGAACTCACAGTAGAGGGTCGTGCTGCCCTTATCCGTATGTACGAGCAGAGCCAAGCGGACCGGGAAACATTGCATGAGTCCGGCATAGGGTGGCAGTTACTTGCTGGCTTATCGAGTGCCGCCTGGGACGAACAGATATACGCAGACTTCTTCATAACAAGGGGCGTACTCACCCGAGCCCGTGCTGCTGATGGTGCCAGCAAACTCTACACGATACTTGCAGCATCCTTTGCCGCCACTGCTGGTGCTGGTGCGACCTCCGCTGTGCGAGAGGCGATACTGTACCGTGGGATTGGCACCAGGACACCTAAGGAAGTCTACAACAACATCATATTCGAGACAGCCTTCGGCGCTATCTTGAGTGGTGCCGCTGCAACAATGTCCGTTGGCTACAAGAGTGCTGTTCGTCGTCGCTTCGGTGAAGATACAGTGCCAGAGGCGTTAGACAGTGCTCGCTCAGTAATGCTAGACAACATAAAATCCCGTCCAGCATTGCAAGGTAAGGTAGAGTCGCTGATCGAATCCCTTCGTGCGGGTAGGAACCTGGACGAAGACCTTGTTGGTGACGACGCATGGAACCAGATACTTGATGGCGTGAACAAGAACGTCGTTGAGTTGGTGGGCCTTAGGCGTGGGTCATGGGGCAACTTCTTCTTCAATAAGTTCTTCTTCTTCACCCCTAACATGCGTATGGCTATCAGCAAGAGTAAGGAAGCGAATCGTATCATCGACGTGTTCACCGACACTGCCCTTGTTAAGGAAGGCAGCGCACACGGCACAAGTCTTGAGAGATTGAAGGCCATGGTGGAACTGCACGCAGTTGGTATCCGTAGGTCGCAGCGGGCAATCTATGACAAAGCCAAGGATGAGGGTGCGAACTTCAGGCGTGACCTGCCTGTCATTGACTCAGGGTACGACCACTTCGACATAGCGGTGGAGATGGCATACCGGAGACTAGACAACAACTTCAACCCCAACCTGACGATCATGGGTGCGGACGGTAGTGGTTTCCAGCCATTCAAGACGAGCGACGGGAAGCAACTTAACCACGCTGCGGTAAAGGCTATCAAAGAAGCACGTAAGATGTTCGGCGAAGAGCAAGGGTTGTTCGACGACATGGTTGTACTCGCTGGCATGATGACACGCAAGGAGGTCACTGATCGTAAGTTGTTCTACGTGAAGACACATGGTGAGAACTTCGTTCACCGTATCATTGACCGACAGGCGGTAGGCCAGAACCGTGGAGAGTTCCTGAAGTTACTCAAGGAGGGGTGGGAGGACCTCGCTAGCAAGCAACGACCTGAACTAGAGGAGTCACTCGGACGCCTACAGAAGGCAAAGTCCGAAGCCATTGAACACTTACGTGGATCGGAGGAGGGACTTAATGATCTGGTGGAGGCTAAGGAGGAACTCCGTGCCGCTCGTAGGAGAATCCGTGAGATCGACAGGCAGATAAAAGAACAGAGAGACCTGGAGAGTAGTTCGTATGCTTCCTCTGACCTGCCCACTCATAAGGAGTCCGAGCGCAGCATGAGGGGCCTCTTCGGTGGATCGTACCGCTCGGCCAGGACAGTCAAGAATGATATCGGTGGCACTGTGGTTGTGGTGCGTAGGGGCGGGGACATCCACCCTGAGGTGCTTGGCACTGAGGGACTTGAGGATGGTTGGCACCTGTACTACATGCAAAAGGGGACAGAGACCACCGGGCGTGACTTGAAGGACACAGGTGTTAAGTACACTAAGAGTTTCCGAACCCTGAAGGAAGCAAAGGAGGTGATGTCTGACATAAGTGAGTTTGGCGACGAAGCGGTAAGCCGATTCGCTGACACATTTATGATCCAACCCGGCGACTTGGCCTCTATGGTTGTACGTGAGAGCAGGATCGACAGACTTGCTGCGGTTGCTGCTGGTACATCCAATATGCCCGGCCTGGAGTCGAAGAAGAGTTCAGAGCAAGAGTTCATTGACGAAATGTTGCTGCTCATAGGTGACTCCGACGCAGAGTCAAGCATAAAGTCACGCAAACAGTTTATCCATGAGGCCGACGAGGCTATCGCTGGCAAGCAGGGAGAGATAGACAACCTAGTGTGGGACGAGGACAAGGCCGAGGCTGTGTGGAAGGGATGGGCAACACCGTCAGAAGGAGACGTGCTTTCCCTGGTTCATACCGACCCAACAATGCAACGCTCCCTGCTCATAGCGGACAAGTACGTCGAGAGGTTCCTTCGTATATCCTCAGACGCACAGAGGCATAACTTCTACCAGGGGCTTGGCTTAAAGGTAGTTGCCTTCCATCGCCTTGCTCACGGGGACACGATCCAGTTCCAGAGGGAAACAAACCAGTTAATGGAGGAGGCCCACCGTATAGAGAGGTCGCTCCGTGAGACAGCCGACGACATGGCTGACGAGGAGATCGTAGCCAAGCACCTACGTGTCATAGAGATCGAAGACGAACTGGCCATACTAACCGAGACCCAACGTCTACGCATGGACGTACGCATGAATAGTTCTTATGGTAAAGAAGAACTACAAGTGATGCTGTCCAAGGTTACAAAGGTGACGGACGCATTACGCTCGGCACGAAAGGCTGTACGAAAGTTCGGTAGCGACGACGACGTGGACGCATTGTCTGCGACATACGACAAGGCATACAAGGCGTACACGAAACTTAGCAAGAAGATTTCCAAGGGTGAGGTGCCCGGTTCAGTTGAGCCTGAGGGCAAGATCCGATCCGACCGCATACTGGAATGGTCAAGCAGCGAGCCGCCCTCCTCAACGATCCTCTCTGCCGTATCATCCAACAGGAGTATACACGCAGAGGTCATTGCTTGGCGCATGTCTAGAATAACTGACCGTGTAATCGAAGAGCGTACACACGCATGGCAAACGAGTATCAGCCAACTACCACACAAGTCGGTACTACTACGAGAGTACATCGAGAACATCAAGGCTAACCCAAGCCAGGCTGCCAAGCACGGCAAGGTAAAGGACCAGGCTATCTCGGACCTGGACATAGTCCACCAGCGTATCTTCAATACATGGCAGCGGGTACCAGAGAACAGGCTATGGTCCGCTTCGGTCAACCTCGTACGTAACTACAACTTCGCCACCAACATGGGAGGCGTGACATTCTCTAGCCTACCCGACATTGCCATGGGTCTGTTCGTTGCTGGCCCAGGCCCATTCCTTGCTGCCACCTACAAGTACGGCTTGTACAAGTTAAAGAGGATGATCACTAGCCTTCCACCAGAAGAGAGGTATTGGGTTCAAGACCTAATCTATGCTCAAGAGTTGGTCGGCACGAACATGCAGGGAAGGGCTGGCTCAATCGCAAGTGTCAAGGCTGAGATGGCAGGGAAGAGATCCTACTCAGCGACGGATAGGCTAGAGCAGACAAGTGAAGCAGTCGCCAACGCAACCACCAACCTTATCCTACTCAACAGGTGGAACGGTTTCTGGAAGTCAGTCAACTCTCTTGCATCGGCCAGCCGTATATCACGTATCGCAGATGAGGTAGCAAGGGGTAAGAGCATTGATAGGTTCTGGGCCAACCGCCGGGGTGACAAGAGGTTCATTGACCACATGCGCCTGAACGAAAGGGACCTGCTTGACATAGCCAAACTGAATAAGAAGTTCGGTAGTGTTTACGAGAACGACATGGGAGGCAAGTTCTACCAAACAAAGGCGGAAGACTGGTCGGAAACTGTTGGTGTGTCACGGCGAAGGGCTATGGAACTGCGTGCCAGGGTGACCGCCTCCGTAACTACAGCGGGAGAAATGGGTATCATTACACCTGGAGCAGGCAACGTGCCCGGCATGGCAGACAGAACTATATTCGCACGTGTAATGCTACAGTTCAAGAAGTTCTTCATTGTAGCAACCGAGCAGTTACTCATACCACTTGCGCAAAGGATGGGCTCGTTCGACCTAACTGCTTACGGGACAGCAGCAGGTCTCATGGTGGCGGGCACCATGGTCACGGCAGGTAAAGACGCCATGCGTGGGCGTGAAACCTTTCCGCATATCTCGGGTACGGGCGGGAGAGCAAGGGGAAGCACTAAAGAACAGTACTACGCAAACGTGGCCAAACTTGCCATGAACGCAGTAGACAGAAGCGGAGCCATGGCCATACTCAGCGAGCCATGGGGCATGCTAGAGAGCACCACGTACCCGCCTAGCGACATCATTACCCAGCAACTACTAGGATCCAACACGGGTGGTGGGCTGAGCAGGTCGCAGCAGAAGGGGTGGGTCGAGCAAATGATGGGGCCTACTGTTGGCAAGTTGCACGAGGCTTGGTGGATGGGCAACGAGGCGCTGCAAATGCTAGTCGGCAGTAAGCCCCTAGACGCCAAGCATTTGAGTAGAGGTAGGCGTTTCGTACCGTGGCAAAACGTGTTACCATTCACCCTCCTAGTGGACACTGGGCTATCCATGGGTGACGCCTATGAGGCTCATAGTACAAGGTCACCTTGGCAGAAGAACTGGACGCCAGCCGACTTCTACTGGAAGAAGTTCAAGTTCATAGAGCACCGACTTGCACCCCTGTTAATGGACGTAGACTTCACAAGGTACACACCCAAGACTAGCATAATGGAGTAGGCAATGGAAGACATACTAAAGGAACTTATCTTGCAGGCGCCTTGGGGCGTGGCTATACTGGTAGTAGTCATGTCGTTCCTCAGGTATCTCTCCAAGTATAACGAGGCAATGACCAGTGCCATGAGGGAGAATAGCCAGGTAATATGCAAGTTGGCCAACGCCTTGGCTAGGCTAGAAGAACGTGTAGAATCCATGCAACAAGAACTAAGGAGTAAGAGATGAAGTTAGATAAAGAGTTAGTGTCGATTGGTTTCGGGTGGCTTGTGATCGTAGTCGCAGTGTTGATCGTATTCACTGCTGGCTGTGAAGTCGTAAGAGAAGTGGTGCTCGATCCGGCGGGTACTCCCACTGGCGTTGAGCGGGTTGTGGTTGAGGGACCGGGTGGTGACATGGTGGCAGTCACTCACGAAGTTATCGAACGGCTCGCCCCTCTGCTACCGGAGCCTTGGAACACAATCTTGACAGCGCTGGCCGCAGGTTTCACCGCCGTGTTCGGATCCTGGGTGTTTAGGTCTAAGAAGGACAAGAAGGATACCCTTTACAGAGAGAAGAAGTAATGTCTATTGTAGGCAAGGCTCTGCGGTCCCTCATGAAGGTGGCCCCTGCTGGTGGTCGTACCCGTACGTCCAGGAAACTACGTGGCATTGCTGCTGTTAGGAAGGATAAACTCAAGAAGTTTAAATCCCTGCGCAATGAAATGGACGAGGTGGTGGGGGCTAACCCGTCTCAGGGGTTCAAGGATATGCGAGCCCAACTGGACGTGGCGATAAAGGATAGAAGCCCCTCGATTGCCAGCCTCAAGCGGAGGTTTGCTACGAAGAAGTACAGGAAGGGGCCACCGGGTCGGAGTCTACACATGATAAAACTAGAAGACGCACAAGGATCGTTGCACACATTGCCTCCTGGATGGGGGCGAGCGGAGCGGCTTGATAGGCGTGCGTCAGAGGCCCAGCGTAACGTTCGTATCGGAATGAACAAGGCCCGCAAAGAATACAACAATCACAAGGACTTCATCAGCCAGTACGACCACTTCGGAGGTCCAGGTAAGGTCACACTATCCGAAGCCATGCAACCGTTAGAGATCGGAGAGATGCTACTGCCTGAACAAGCACTCATGAGGTATGGACGGGAACTCTTTAGTATCAAGCACAACATGGGCGTTGAGATGCAAGTCTTCAAGCAACTGACTGACGGGTTCGGTACGCTGTTCGATGCGGGTACGAAGAGGGGCGGGATCGACCCGGCGCCTGCACGTATGGCACATAGACTCCAGCGCATGAAGAGGCGAGCAGTGAAGAAGAAGGTTAAACAGGCTGCCTTCGTAGGTGCTGGCGCATACGCAGCAACAAGAGAGAAGCACTAATGTCTATCATACGCAAGGCACTAAGAGGGCTTGGCATGGGTCTGGGCAGGAGTAGGGCCTCAAAGAAACTACGTGCAGTTCGCCGTGGTGCCACCTCTAAGCCCAGCCTCAAGAGCAAGTACGGTGCGAAGACACCTCGTACCTCCAAGGATATAGGCTGGACACCTAGTTCCTCCAAGGATATAGGTGTGAGACACCACAGAGGCACAAGCGTGACCTATGACCCCGACCTTCTTTCCATGAACCTTATAGCCAACGACTTCCCCGTCTCACAGATGGGCCGGGCTGCTAAAGGGCTGCCGATGCACACCCAGTCAACTATTGAGGAAGATTTCGGACGTGCGCTGGCGAAGTTGGTTGGGCGGCCTATTCCCAAGAGATCCCCTCGGGGCATCGGAGACTATGTGGAAGGAAACGTTAAGGAATGGCTCGACAAGGCAGGGATACAGCACCCAGTTCACGAGAGGACTTGGGAAACATTCGCTGGGGCAGCGCATGATCAGTCGGTTTCACTACGCAAGTTCTTCAATGAGTCAGCGAGGATTACTGGACAATCGAAACCCGACAGTCAAGTCGTAACAGATATGATAGAGGGGCTAGCCAGGAGCCATGGTAGAATGTCGGGCCCTCGTGATGCACTACAGAACCCGTTCGAGGGCATGCAGAATATAGTACACCGTGCATTAGAGAAACAGAAGCGACCCGAGTTGCGAGTCTCTGCCATGAATAAGTACCACGGACCGTCGTTTGATGCGCCGAGCATGCCGGGACCCAGGGGTCACCTCAATACCCCCGCACCTAGTCTTAAGTTAGATACTGAGTTCAATAAGGCAATGATCCCCCATGGAGGGACGCCCTCCGAAGTAACGCTGAAACAGTTTGGTAAGCCCTTAATGAGATGGTCCAGCCGACCGATGCAGTTGTCCGAAAGGCTACGTAGTTTCAAGAAGCAGAAGGCTAAGACACGTGCGAAGAAGGCTGCACAAATTGGCATGTATGCCGCAGCGGCGTACGGTACGGCTAGGTCTATCGGTTCGACACGTAAAGGCAGGGAGTAGTGCCTCAGCATAAGTGGAAGCCTTACAAGTGGTTGCCTGAGCGTAAGAAAGAGCCAGCCCACCGCAACATACTTGCGTCACTCCAGCACATAGAGAATGTCGGCAGGACCAAGGAACCAGCCTTTAAGGAGAAGGAACATAACAAGCCACCCTGGAACGTAATCATGTATGGCACACCCGAACAGGGCAGGCTTGAGAGAAAGGCAGCACTCCATGCCTTCACTGCAAACATGAGCCCACAAGACATATCCAAACTAGCACCCATGGTGGCGGCAGCGAGGGGCTACGAGGGAGGCGGACAGTACAACCCAGTCACCGGAGAAGGTGGGAGCCCAAGGCACGGTAATATCATGGGTGAACTGGACACAAGAGCAAAAGACGTCCCATTTAAGGGTTGGACGGATCCTGGTGCAAGCATGGCTAGCCTCTTGCAAGGGGCACTGATGAGGACACAGTTCGGGTGGGCGTCGAAGGCTACTCAGAATAGACTAAACGAAGCACGTGATGCAGGCCGACCTACTGGTGTTGCGGATATATTTCATGCGTTTGTTATACGCCGCACGCCTGCAAATGAGAGGGCTAGGGATACTGACCCGGGTGGTATCAATGTAAACGCATTGCCAGGGGGTGGCGCACGGCTGGCGGACATACTCAAGAAGCAGAAGGAGATCGACCGCTTCTGGAATAGCCAACCCAAGCCTAATAGTGGACAACTGCGGGGGATTCAGAGGTTTAGGGAGAAGGAACGACAGCGTGCCTTCGGTGCAAAGTAGGGAGAGGCCGATTGGTATTCAGCCCCTCCCTGTCCCTTATCTTCTGCGAGTCGTTGCGTGACTGAGCCTGTCGTTCCCTGACACAGCCCCACTCACCCCAGAAGCCTCGTTGCCATCGTCGTCCGTGTCAACAGACACACCGCACAGCCCCTGCACCAGCCACCGCCTTGCGTACGTGTGGAAGGAGGCAAACTGGTGGACACCTGTCTGCTTCGGGCAATGCACCGCAGATTCCCGGGTATCAGTGCCGTATGCCAGTACCGCTGTGATGTAGTGTCCGTCACGCTCACGCTTGTTACGCACGACAGTACTCGACGACCCGTCAGTGTGATTGATCTGCTCTTCCTCCACGTAGTCCATGTAAGAAGGTGACACCTCAGTGTGCAGTGATAGCCCATGCCTGGACAGCACCTTACGCACGCTCTTGAGCAATGCGCCAAGGCTTACGTACTTACTACTGAAGTGCGAGTTCTCCATGTCAGCAGTAGCATCAGCCAACTCACCCTGCGCCAAGGCCAGTGCCTCGGTTAGGTTCTCAGGCATTGCCACCTTTGCCTTCTGGGTTTGACTCTCTCTCTTCTGCGTCATAACTAATCCTCCATATCTCCAAGGGCCTCTCTCAGCCCGTCCTTTAATGTAGTCAATAACTTCTCCGTATCTGCAACTTCACGGAAACACCTGTCGAAGTCGTCGGTGACCTCCAACTGTGTTTCCCCTATGACAAGGTGAGTCTCCAATGACTCAGTCTCAATCTTACCGAACCAGTTGACATTCACCGTCACTGTCAGTTCAGCGTACTGCTTGCCAACACCGTTCACTATCTCTCGAAGCCTCGCCTCGTTGTCAAGATCCTTGAAGGCACGCAGTAGTTCCTCCCGGTATGGCAGTTGATCTTCACTGGAATCAAAGTCACGATCAATCACTTGGATCCTCCTTGATCTTAAGGGATCGGTAAGTAGCCTCGGGTACCTCCTTAGTGTATCCCTTGCGCTTGCTTTTGTGGTACCTCAACACCCCGCCGTCATAACTACCCACCTCTGCATCTCCAAGGCTCTCAAGCAACTTCATCTTCGCTTGCTTCAGCACCTTGGCAGACTCACGGTGGACCGCAGTTGCCGCTTGGTACTCAGCAACCAACTTGTCGTCTACTGCTACCACCTTGCCAGGCATACGCTTCATGCGCTGTATGGTACGTGGCGCTGGCACAGTATGGGCAGGCGGCACCCCAGCAAGGACGTTATCCTTCCAGAAGTCACCGCACTGCTCAACTAGCCTGCTGATTATGTCCTCGTCACGATCAACCACGTATAGTTTGAATGCTAGTACGTAGTCAGGCATAAGGCACGGCACCCACACACGCTCAAGGCCAGTGACAAACATCTGCCACTGCACCTGAGCAATGTAGTATATGGGTATCTGGTCAGTCCGCTCTTCACCCCAGCCATCGCACATACTGGTAGTCTTTGCTTCTATGCCTTCATTGCCTCCGATAATCAGTGCATCCATAGTGGAACTAGCCCACTTGTGATCCTTATGCACCCTGAACTGGTTGCGCTTGACCTTGACACCGAGCGATTGGGCTGCGAAATCTATTACAGAATCCTCAAGAAGTACGCCAGCCTGTATCGCCTTGTTCACTGTGTCCTTGGTGTCCTCAAACGCAGCGGTCTTGTCGTAGTACACGTCAGACGCTGTCTTCCACGGGCTTACACCTATGATTGCCGGGACGTCAGAGGCACCGATATATCTCTTGCGCCTTTTACGATGTGTTCCTGTTAATGACACGACTCTTACTCCTTCGGTTACGTATCTGAATCCGTGCAGTACCCAATGAGACAGGTTACAATGACACTAGACACTATGAGTGCTAGTGCCTGGAATATAACCTGCTCACTGGAGAACCACATCGCAAGGGGAAGAACGGTCACGCACAGGAACAACATTACTATTGCCCCTGAGAAATACAACTACGCCTCCTCGCTCTTCATTAGCCAACGACTGTAGTCCGATACGAGCGAGACAACCTCGTCCTCTAAGACCCAGTCGCCTTGACGAGTACCGAGGTCCACACTTGAGTCTTCGTTGTCCGATAGCAACAGCGCAGTTGAGTACCTGATCAGCCTGTCCAGTTGAGGCGAGCACTTGCCTGTCTCGTAGTTGGAGACGGTCAACTTGGACACCCCGCACAAATCAGCAGCCTTCTCCTGAGTGAGGCCGTGCTGCTTACGCAACTGTCGCAGAGGATTGAACTCACCGTGACGCTTCATCTTGATCACACGCTTGACTTCCTCAATGTCAAAGGTTCCGTCTTCGTCTGAGAGTTGGCTCAATATCCCGGCCAACTGACGAGACCTGTAGTCTAGCCCCTCCCTGGTATCCGAACCGCTCACCTTCGTGGCTTCAACGCTTTCCATAACTCATACTCCCTTATCAATCGCATAGGCTCCACGCCGTACAGCATGGACAACCTTGTTAGTTTGTCAGTGGAGCAGCGCAACTTACACCGCTCATAATCACTGACCGTCTGTAGTGACAGGCCCATTGCCCGCCCTACTTCTGCCAATGTCAGCCCCTTAAGTTTGCGGAACTCCCACAACGGAGACAATGATCTCCACGTGTCTGTGTTGTGCAAGGTAATACCTCCCCTCTTGCAACCCTAACAGGCTGACCCTACTCCCGTGTTAATGGCTAGTTATGTCATGCTATGTGGAATAGGAAGGGGGGGCAGGACCAACCATGACCCTTTTCCCCTGGTTAAACCAATAAACCCCAGGAAGTGATCACACTTGCTCGTGTCCTGCCCCCGTGGAAAGGAGAGTTTCAGTCAGACCGTCATGGTTGGTCCTGGCTAAGACTCACCCCCGCTAAGAATGTCCTCCAGTCTGCGCCCCAAATCTAGCAGCACTTCAGGGCTCACGTCCAGGTCCGGTATCGAATGGCTCAACATGACCACGTTAATACCAGCCTTCACTAGCACTATCCTTGCCACCTCTAGGGCCAGCAAGAGATCGTCGTCGTCAATCAGGTTGCGGATAGGTTCGGTCGGGTCACCGGGCAACGGATCGTCGCTAGGCATACCCGTCCATGTCCCGTCCTCGTGACGCTCAGGCATTGTATCCCACTCTCTGCACGAACTCCGTCAGGTTGTCGAACATGAACCGTGAGTTCTTGTCCCGTTTAGCCGGACGACCAAGTGGCTTCAAGCACACGAGGCTACTGCTAGGGTCAAGTCCCCTCGAATCATTCGTCGTGCCGTCAATCAGAGTGTATCCGATCTCACCCACTAGGTCAAGCGCCGGGTCGTCATGAATATCAGGGAACTCACGGAACACCGCAGCCACGTTGCCGACCTGCGTAGACAAGACATTCTTAGTCCACCTATCCCTACTCCCCGCACTGAACGTCAGTTTGTAGTTGGAAGGGAACGTACTCCCCTCAATGTACTGAACCATGCGGTGGTAGTCTTTCGTGTAATCAAAGAACTTCACTGTCGATAGGGTCCTGTTGAAGTATGCGATAGGGCTATACTCGTCACTGTACCAGTCAAGGTCGCTACCCCCGTTGAGCCTGACCCATAGGTCTAACTCTCCAGGCTTGTAGCGTACCCCGTCCTTGGTAAAGCCACGGTCAGCCTTACGCTTGACTTCCAGTACCTCACACACAAGGCTCTCGTAAAAGAACTCCTTGTCTGCTATGTACAAGAGCGTCTTCAACGCCTCGTAGATATGAAGGTCACGGTACTGCAACCTGCCTGCGTACTGTGCTAGGCATACAAACTTACAAGTACAGGCGTACTCGCAAGCGTTGAACGACCTGACCTTATCAAGCAGGCCCTTGCAGTCCACGCCAGTAGCAGAGGCAACAGCAGCAACTAGACGCTTCCCAAGTGAGGTTCCTAGTGGCTCGTGATCCCCGGCCTCCGAGAAGAACACCATACGATAGAGTGACCTCTCAGGTGACAGGTACATGACTGGTGTCAGCACGCCACCCTTCAAGGACTTCTCTACCTTGAGGCTAGTGCCTAAGAGATTCTGAAGAACGAATGGTCTCCCGCCTGCTTGACGGAAGACATTAGGTACTTCCACATACATGACTCTACTCCTTTCCAGAGTATTCTATTACTCCCGGTGGGGTGTCATGTTAGATAGCAGAGGGTTAGGCAGGGGCACACGCCAGGTATCAGCCGCATGATACCCCTGCCTATTAGATTACCCTAACTCTCCGTCTACGGTGTGCCCGTAGTTCTGTGTGTCCGACCCGAAGACCAACGGCACGTAATGGGACGCCCGACTGGCACCACACGACATCAGGTAACTGTTCTCAGTGTCAGAAGCCGCACGATCCTTCACCATATCCAGCGTCTCGACCAACCTCCGCACCCTATTCGGATTGGGCACGTAGCCCTTCGCCGTGGCACCAAGGTATGACGTCAAGCACTGGCGTAAACCATACGCAGTGTGTCCACCGTCCTCCGTTAGCGAAGTCATTCGGCTCTCGTATCCCACTCGCAGTGCCTCGGGGGCACCGTGCTGTTTCGCCCAGTCCGAGACAACTTGTACTGTCTTGCTCAGCGACTTACCTGAGCACCGAACCGGAGACGCACTGATCACGTCCAGGAACTTGCCGCTTCGGACCTTACCCGGCGCTGGCGGCAGTGCAGTGACACCGTATGCGTCTTCTGTCATGCTCGGACGAGTTCTCCCAGTGGTACGGTCCAGCATTGGCGTCTTCGTCATCCAGTGCTGCCTTGCGGACAGTAACCTCAGACTTGTTACCTCTCCGTGGAGCACGTAGTGCAATGCTCTCGCAAACTGTGACCGATCCAACATGATACCGTCGAGTCCCTCAATGCTGGTGTAGAACGCAGCCACTGTCGAGCGTATCTCTGCATTCGTAGGCATTTTCTTCCACAGGCTCGTCAAGTCGATCTGCCCACCCTTGTGAGTGACGGACCAGTTGAAGAGCGTGGTTGTGTCGAAGATCTCAAGGTTCAAACAAGATACCCTGAAGATCACAACCTGGGCGTGGGCTCGACCCGTACCGAAGTAGTTATCGGTGACAACAAGGCTGACCTTGTAAAGATCGCCACGGCGTGGTGCCTCCGGGAGTGACACCATGAGGTCAATCTTCATACTGACACTCACGGGCACCCTCTGATTAGCAACCTTACGCCATACGACCTTGCACTCAATGCTGCCCGGGTCGCCACCGTACTCTGACTGTAGAGCAGTCATGATCGGGCCGAACACCTCAACGGGGTCGAGCAACCTGTACCTTGTGGATACTGCTGCTGCTGACGCCGTCTCACCGTCCGGTGCCGTGTGCTTGATCAACCTTGAACCTGATTGGAGATACTCATTCCCTTCCATGTAATGAGCCGGGACAACCTCAAACGTGCCAACTCCGGCACCCTCCAGTGTGGACCTCAACTGATTGCTTATGCAATCCAACATGACTCTACTCCCTTCCAAGGAGTACCCAGCACAATGCTGAGTGTATACGCAAGAGTCGTAACAGAGGGTAGTGACGCACGAGTCCGTTGGGTCTTAGGTCCTCAGTTGACACCTTACAGATACGCTTATAAGTTGTGAAGGTATCGTATGGGTGCCTTGTCTCTGGTCCCTCTTGACCATGTCGCTCGTGCGTCACCGTCCCAGGTAGTGGCGGGCCGACCCCGCTAGGCTACATTATCACTCCATGCTCCCTCCTGTTCGGCTATTGCGTATACACTCAACTCCCTAAGTAAAAAGGTTGGGAGTCCTGACTACAGAGCAATGTATCAAGCAGCAGAAGGGTACCGAAGCACCCGTGTACTGAGAGTCCGATCACTGACTAAGCGAATCCGCCTAGTGTAAAGACCGTTGCTTAACAGGTAGCACTATTACCTGTCCCCGTGTGTGGGTTTCTCTGTTCAGACGAGCCTATGGCTCTTAATAGTAAGCGTGTCGGAGGCGTTGTGAGCCAGGGTGACGCCTTTCGACGATCCAGTTCTCACAACCTATCCATTCGCCTGACTATGTTCTAGCCAGGTAGGAGACCAGTGCGGTACCTCGGGCACTGTTGTTGTTGCTTCATTCGGAGTGCGGTTGCAGTCAAAGGTTTGGGGGCTTTCGCCCCCTCCCCTCAGTCGTCCCACTTCTCACGGCTCAGTTCCACCGCTGCCTCGTGGGCCTTCAGATCGTCACCGCTCAATCGGGCACCAGTACTGAGCCTGATACCGTCCACCGTCACCGAAGCAGCCTTGTGCTTGACTTCGGGTTTGCGACTGAGTACCTTGGTCCTAACCAAGTCGTCGGGTCGCAACGGGTGGAGATTGAGCGGGACTCCGACTTTGTCTGCACGCTCCGGTTTGTTCACCCGTGACACCATTCGTGCCATGAGGTTGGAACGGCTCCGGGTGCCGCTGGACAGTGTCGGGAACAGATCATCCAGATCTGACATACCGCACTCCTATCTATGGAGGACCATATCGTAGGCACCAGATGGGGTGCTCTATCGGTCTCTCACAAACTCCATTATCCATGTACAAACTATTTGCGCAAGTATTTTTCGAGTCATAAGTATAGGCCAGTACTGCACTTATGACTATTAACAAAAGTTTAACATAGATTTTGGGCATTCAAAGTGGCAGTACACCGTTATCGGAACTTTACGTATTGGAAAGTGTTCGATTTTACTACACTATTCTGTGCTTGTTATGGGTTTGTTAGCACAAATGGCGTTAGTTAATAACATACGACCGATAACGTTAGGGCCGATAATATGCCATCCACACTTGCTCCGGTATGTCAAGACAAATCCAGTTATTTTCAGGGCCGATAATATACAGGGCCGATAACGTGTTATGTTCCGATAATATGTCCATGTTCTGATAAGATGTGGGGGCCGATAATGTTTCAGGGCCGATAATGTCAGGGGGCCGATAAGATGGCGGGCCGATAAGATGCTTGGGCCGATAATATTGGGGCCGATAAGATGCTGGGCCGATAAGATAAGGGCCGATAATGTACGGGCCGATAAAGTTAGGGCCGATAATGTACGGGCCGATAAGATGCATACGTTATCGGCCCTGTCGAGGGCCGGTAATGTAGGGCCGATAATGTCAAGCGCTCGCAGGATCCAAGGGCCGATAAGATTCGGGGGTCAGCCCCCCCACCGCCCAGGCGCATGTGCTATATATGTACGCCATCCCTGGCTAGAGCGCATTTCCGTTTCCGGCATAGAACTCCGCAATGATAGGTGTTTGCTTTCCAACATAGGCGCCAGTAATGTTAAACTCTATATACTCCAGCGCCTCTTCCTCGGTCAGTCCGCCATGACGAAGTATGACGACCAGGACGGCTTTGTCATAGATTGCCAGGACGTCATGGAAGGAACCACCGATTCCGACGAGTGCTTCGTCCATTCCGTCGAGTGTAAGTGCCTCCGGGTTGGCTGTATGTAGCCGTTCCTTGATCTCTCTGCACGTGTTCGTCATGGTTCGTCCTGCTCTATCATGGGTTGGTCATGGGTTCGTCATGGGTCATCCTGGTTGTAAGTCTAGTAACCACAACAACTTAAGGTACAGCCATGACGAAGTATGACCCTTTTGGGGGTAAAGTAATATTAAGGGATGGGCTTAGACTCTCTCTGCTCTGTACGGTAACAAGTCTTTAGGGCTGAAACCGTCATGGTTCGTCCTGCCCCATAATGACGCACTCTAGTCCAGCCGATCCATGAGTCGCTTCCGCAGCCACAACCACTCCCGACGGTAGCACCCTGTCAGGAAACGGGCTGTGAGATCCGTGGCTCTCTTCCTATCCCCTGCAACGGTTACGGGTATCCCCATGCTCATGATCGAGCACAGAGTCCCCTTGACGTGGTTCGGGGTGACCTTGCGGGATCTCCAGCCTCCCATGTCGATCTGATCCCACGAACAGTCAATCATTAGCATGCGGTGCTTGAAGTGCTTGAGGCGGTGCATTTGATCCATGAACCGATCCCTCTGCGAACCCACACACTTGATCAGGTCGTCCAGGGACTTTCTCTCGACTGTCATGTCCGTCTCGAAGTTTCTTACGCTATAATCCCCTGTAACAAGTGCGTGCTTGATCGTAGGGTTCTTGAACTTGTATGGCTTCTGCTCACGGGTGTCAACGACGATAATGCAAGGTGGCGGTTCCTTTGGGATATGTATCAGTGGATCCTCCATGTGTTTTATTAGATCTACATTTGGCACGACTTCTCCTTCTGTAAGAAAAATGGAGTGCCTCAGAAGCCCACTGAGACACTCCTACGGAGAGTACATGATGATTAAACAAAACACTCTGGTCGTTGTCAAGTGGGTCGATATAGTAGGGGACGACTCCTGGACAACTCTCAAGGAAGCACGCCGTATAACCACCCACCCATTCGTGTCCATTGGTTGGGTCCTATCTCACACGAAGACGATGCTGGTGATCACCTCCTGCTATTCCCCAAAGGACGACACCGTGGGATCAGTGACCTCCATTCCGGCTGGTGCCGTGGAGAAGATCACGGAAATGAACAGGGTAATGAAGCCCGGTCCCCCGGATCCGACTAGTCCATCCAACTGATACGCTCCTCTTGTTTCTCTGTGATCCCGTGGAGGTACACGTCACCACCCCTCTTGCCCTTGTCGATCCTGCACCGATTGTCGCCCTCGCCGATCATACGACCGTGACTCAACCGTCCAAAGTTGTTAATGTTCAAGCCGGGCTTCTGACCCCTTCTCCTGCACCATTCAGTGAATGCCTCGTAGACCTGACTGATACGTACACGCCCAGTACTGAAGGGTTCGTACTTCTCATGGAGGAACACAGAGATCACGTCTTCACTATCCTTGTAGTCTTCCAGTGCTGCACGGCAGGCTTCAGGCTCCTCTAGCCCCTCTTGAAGGAATCCCTGAGTACCCTCGATTAGCCACGACATGATCTGGTCTCGCTCGTCATCCACCAACCTGCGCATAAGGCCCCGCTCTTGGGCATGCTCAGGGATAATGACCGGGAAGTGGATCAGGGCCATACGCCTCCATAGGCCGTGCGACATGTCGTTCACGGTAGGCAGGTAGTTCGACATGATGAGGAAACTGGTCACCGGACGGAAAGAGAAGTGTCTGCCATAAAGATGTCGTCCACTTATCAGAGCCTCACCCCCTGTGAGCATCTTGAACCGCTCGTCGTTTAACTGCGTGTTGCTGCCGAACTCGTGAACCAGACCCACTCGCTTCCCTTGGAGGCTGGCTACCTTTGTCTCGCCACCCTCGCCTCCTGTGAGCGTGCTCGCCGGAACTGGGAAGCAGTACTCGCCCAGGCACCCCTGAAGGATACCAGCCAGCACCGACTTCCCATTCGCTCCGTCTCCGAACATGATCAGGGCCTTGGAGTCGCCTACGTTACCCAGCAGGCATGACCCCAGTCTCTTTTGGAGGTAACGGATAACGTCCGCCTCCCCATTGAAGATCTCGTCGAGGAACTTCAGGAAGCCCTCTGGCTTGCCACAACCAGCAGTGTAGTTACTAGGGAGTATGTTAGTTACGTGGTCGTCACGGTTGTGCTCACCTTGGTGGTACTTCCCGTCCTCGGTAAAGGTCAGGGTGCAGTTCTGGAAGTTCACCTTCATTGGGTCGTTGTCGAAGTCCTCTGCGTTGATACGACACTCCCGTACGGTTGAGGAGAGCGCCAGGATATCCTTGATCTTTCGGTATGTAAGGCTTCGGGAGCATAGGCTACTGAGTCTTTCATGAGCACCACCAGCCTCCCCAGCCTGTAGTCGAAGCATGTTGATGTAAGCACCCACCATGTTCAATGCTTCGTTCTCGTCACGACCCCAGTACTTGCCGTTATAGAGGAGCCACCCCAGGCCCTCTTCGTACTTGAGGTTGTCTCCACGCTCACTGATAAAGGAGATCGCTATCTCCCTTTCAATCGCCTCGGGGAAACTCGGTTCTTGATCGGTAGCCCCGGTAGCGTTCTCCTGGTTACGTGCATGGGCGTAGGCAGAGGATACAGTTGTGCCGACCTCCTCCGGGCTGAGTGGTGGACGGCAATAGACCTCGTTCATTCCCCAGATAACATTGTATGCAGTGTCCCTGGTGACTCCAAGGTTTCTCTGCCTTACAGCCTCACGGAAGATAGCGTTGTTCCGCTCACCGCTGTTGACCACCAAGTCCTTGTCGGGGAATCTGTGTATGGGGTAGGTGTTGCCCCTGGAACACAACATGTGGGTTTCGTATCGTTCCGGTCTCTTCATGTTGACTGTACCAGGGATACGCATGATCCGGGCAGGCTCGGCGCATTGAGGGTCCCCAGACATAGACTTCGACAGTATCTGTAGCCTCTTCTTGAAGTCCCCACGCTCGTCCATGGTACGTAGTGGTGCGGGTTTGTCTAGGCACCAATAGCAGTGTGCGCCACCTCCGGTAGACACGACGACTGTCGGGGCGGGGTATCCCGCCAATCTAGCACGTTCGTCGAGGGTTTCTAGGGTTATTTCGGGGTCGTCTACGTCAACCCATAGTGCTCTGGAGTGGAGTAGGTTGCCCTGTCCCCCATTCCCTTCTGCGGATCTACGAACGGCTACACCGAATCCTGAGTTGGACAACTGCGTTTGAGCCCGCTCGACTTGTGTCCATAGTAGGTCGTCGTCACCGTAGGCTAGCATTGTGCTGAAGTTGCCTGTCGGGTTTGGGGCCCCGAACCCCCGTACGTTGATTATCTCACCTTCGTTGAATAGGGAATCTAATAGGTCGCTATGCATCGCCTATGAACCTTTCGTGTGGGAGCAGTTGTGCTACAAGTCCCCGTATGTGTAGTTTGGGGACCTGCAACTCGCCGAAGGGCTCGCTGGTGTGTGCCCTAAAAAGTTGTATCGTGACTGTGTCCTTGTCGATATGCACACGTGTGACAACGTCGTATAGAACGTCACCCATCATAGAACCCTTTCTAGAAGTTCCAGGAACCTACCCAGGGACTTCGACTTTGCGTGCCTCAGTGCGTGTCGCTTACAGTGGAACCTGTATCCTTCGTCATGGTGTGTGGGATACCAGCCTTTGCCGTCTTTACTGACAAGGGACGCCCTGGTATGGGAGATTGGGTTGTACCACTTCCTGCCGTACACCTTGTTCCCCTTGTTGGTATACCATTCAGCGAAGTCGGTCTCGTCACTGGTCCCGCATGCCGCCAACTCCATTTCACGAATGACTTTCCATCTGCGCTTCTGTAGGTTGTTGTTTGACAGGTGGCATATCGCAGCCTCTGAGGATATGAAGTCTGGCTCGGTGCGGAGTTTAACGAAGTGGTTAATGTAGTACATTAGTCTGGTTCGCCATTGTGGGGAGGTATCCCTGCCGTGGTCGAAGTGTCGGAGGTAAATCCATTCGAGGTCTTCTGACGACATAAGGGGTGGTACTATTTTACGGAAGTCCTCGATAGAGGGAAGGTTGAACCGGATCATGTGTGGGGTGACTGGGTAGTGTTCTCCTCTGCCGCACATCTGCTCGAATATGTGGTCTTCTATTTTCATTGAAGTCTTTCTAAGGTTTGGTGGCCACGCATCCACGGCGCAGCCACCGTCCTTATTCAGCGGGACTAGAAGGGTGTCTCCTGGGTTTCCGGGGCCCGAGTTTTCTTGGGAGCAGCCACGTATTCCTCAGATTCGGCCCACGCCTTGCACTTGACGAACTGGACATTGTTGCACTCGACAATGACAGCCTTCCGTGGTTCTCCGTCACGAGTCTTGTACTCGTCAATGCGGAGGGTTCCAGTGATAAGCACTGAGTCGCCTTTCACCAGATACTTCTCGCAGTTGTCGGCTCCCTTTCCGTAGACCGTTACGTCGAGGAAGTTGGTGTGCTTCCTGTCCGCTGAACCGAGGTTGTTGGCGATCCGGAACTCTGCTACTTTCGTTCCGTTCTTGGTGACGTCCGTCTCAGGGGAACCAACGAGGTTTCCTGAGATGGTAAGATTGTTGAACTGCATTGCAGTCCTCCTAACTAGGGGTACTAAACGGCGGGAGACCGTACCACGACCCTGACGTCCTTGTCAAACATTTTCTGAGAGTATTCATAAGTCGGTTCTGAACACCAACTTGGAGCCGACTAATCTTCTCGCCCCGTTGTCTGGCCTCTTATCGACGAACGCTTCGATCAGGAGAGCCAGGTCGTAGGTGCAGACAGGGCAGATGAAGTGGATCTCCGCCACGGCCTTGATAGCGGTGGGTGTGTGGTCGTATACTTCTCGGCAGCGGTCACACTTGAATGCCATGGTAGTTCCAAACGGAAGAGTTAATGTGTCCAATCCAGACCCGCCAAAGGTTAATCCAAATAGGCAGTCCGACTATGAAGACATGATGCTCCGTCTCGGAGTAAAGAACAAGTTGAAAGAGGCTGTAGAGTCTGGACACTCCTTCGAGGCGGCATGTGAACTGGTCGGAATACCTTATGAGTATGCGTTCTCGGCGAGCCAGACGGACGATGACTTTCGTGAGATATGGCAGTTATCGAGGGCGAATGGGTCTGTAGATACGCTTCCCTGCCCAAGCACTGTGTGGCGAGACGGCCATGAGGTCAAGGCGGAGTTCTTGAACATGTTGGTCGAAGTCGGACTGTTCAATAAACTGGTACACATGGCTGCTCTTGCGGAGCCCGGAACTGTGCAGGGTGACAAGGTGCTAATGTTTTTCGGCAGGAGCGTTCTACCTCAGGTTCTGCCAAAGAAGGATGAGGACGACAAGAGCGAAGTGCGGCTCAACCAAAAGTCCGACAAGGAACTGGTGGAAATGTTGAACTCCTTACAGAGGGGTAGGCTTAGCCTAGATGGAGAATGAAGACCTGCTTCACCTCATTAAGATAGAGGAGGAACTGCTCAAGAGAAGGGAGAAGGACCTACTAGGTTCTATCTCTGCGAACGATAGGCAGCGTGACTTCATAAACGCAGACAGCAAGGAGACCATGCTCACTGGTGCTAACCAGGCGGGCAAGTCTACGGCTCTCATGATGAAGTTCACCTACCACATGACGGGTCTGTATCCTTCATGGTATACGGGCGTGCGCTTCGACAAGCCGATCCAGGCTGCGCTAGGAGGAGAGACTGCGCAATCAACACGTGACTTGTTAGTCAACCGTCTCATTGGCCCACCAGAAGACAGGGGTGCTGGCTACTTCCCAAAGGGATCATTTGATCCAGAAAAGGACGTCACCCGCATGACTGGCGGTGTGGCTAATCAGATCGACTACTTCAGGGTCAAGCACTTTGACGCTGACGGTGACTTCGACGGATACAGCAAGGCCTATGTGTTTTCTTACTCTACGGGGTGGCGCAGACTCCAGGGCTACTCACTAGACTTGGTAGCGATTGACGAGGAACCTGAAATGATGGTCTACGAGGAACTGTCTGCACGTACGAATGCTACTGGTGGATACGTAGACATTGCAATGACTCCCCTGCGGGGTGAGACTGAACTGTACTTAGTGTTCGAGGCTGCCACGGGCGATATCAAGCGACTGATCAACTACGACATAACTAAGGCTACGCACATGGCTGTGGAGCAGCGTAACCACTTGTTGAAGAAGTATGAGAACAACCCATTCGCAGAGGCACGTCTGTACGGAAGGCCTGTCGCTAGTCAGGGGTTGATTTACAATGTGCCGCACGAGGTGATTACCACTGCGGACTTCCAGGTGGGCACCTACCACAAGCAGATCATAGGGATAGACCTTGCGCACACTACGGGTAAGTGGGCTGCTGTAAAGTTATCGAGCGACCCGAACTCTGGCATTACCTACGTGGTTCAGGACTTCAAGTCTGAAAGGATGTCCGTCGCTGATTTTGCTAGTCGTTTGATAGGGATGGGTGGACGTGAGATCCCTGTGGCGTGGCCCCATGACGCAATGAGGGAGACCTCGTCTGGTACAGTTGTATCACAACTGAGGAAGTTGGGTGTCAATGTTCTTCCGGAGGCTGCTCATATGATAGACCCCATGACGGGGACTAAGACTCGTGCCTTAATGAGCGTAATAGAGAAGGCCTTGGACATGATGAATCAGGGCAACCTTTTATTCATGTTACGTGGAACTAAGGAGATCCTGACAGAGATGCGGAGATATAGGCATAAAAGTGGGAAAATAGTTCCAAGGCAGGAAGATCATTGCATTGACTCCTTGCACAAGGCGGTTATGATGCTACACCTAGCGAAGCCAGGGAATGCGAGGGCGCAGATGCGATCCTTCAGGCTACCTGAGCAGGACTTCTTTGGAGGTTAGATTGACCGAAGTACAAGAACTGTTAGCCAGGTTGAGCACAATGAAGTCTAGTCGGGCGAACCACGAGAACGCTTGGCAGGACATATCGAACTATATGATGCCCTTTAGGGGCGACATAACAACCAAGAAGGCTAAGGGCTCGCAGAGGGTCCACCCGGTATTTGACTCTACTGCCATGATTGCCGCAGATCAGTTAGTCAACTTCATGAAGGGTTCATTGCTACCACCGTCGCAGGACTGGTTGAGGCTTGTTCCCCCATACGACTTCACGCACGACGACGTTGCCAAGAAGACTTTAGACATTACGGCTCAGCGAGTGCTCGCTCAACTGGCGGACAGTAACTTCTATAGCGAGGCTACGTCTGTGTTGAGGGATCTGATTGTTCTGGGCAACGGTACTCTAATGATCGAGGAGGACACGTTAAGTCCTAACTCCAACAACGGTATAACCTTCGAGTCCGTTCCTATAGGTCAGATGTGGTGGTCTCAGGGTAAGGGTGGTCGTGTCATAATGGTCGCCCGCAGGTACCAGATGCCTGCTATTGACGCAGCCCGTTTCTTCAAGGACCCAGGACCAGACGCATTGCAGAACCTTTCCCAGGGTAAGCAAATGGAACTTGTTGATTACTATCAGTTTGTGTTCGAGAACGAGAACCGGGTGTTTGGTGGCCTACCTGCAAAAACAACCAAGAAATATCGGAGTCTTTATGTCAGCGAGACGGGAGGCGGTCGTATACTTAAAGAGGAAGGCTATGACATTCCTCCATTCGTCGTGAGTAGGCTTCACCGTGTAGACGGCGAGGAGTACGGTCGTGGGCGTGGACACTTGGCCCGTGCGGACGCTAGAGGGCTAAGCGAACTAAGGAGACAAATACTTATTGCCGCAGGCAAGGATCTCAACCCGCCCCTAATGGTTGAAGACGACAGTATGGTTGACATGGACCTGACCAGCGGGGGTATGCTAGTAACACGACCACCCGTAAAGATATCCCCGAACTACCTCCGCAGTGGCGCTGACTACGCTGCTGCCGACAAGATCGCCAGAGACGACCGTGACCAGATCCGACAAGCGTTCCTCTCCGACGTTCTTGCTGAACCTGCCAGTCAGCCCCGTTCTGCTGAAGAGTCCAGGCAGCGGCAGGCTAGGAGCCTTCAGAGACTTGCGTCCGCCGCCGATATCATTAACGACGAGTTCCTTGGTCCAACAGTCCAGTCTGTGATTGGTATCATGGCGAGGAATGGTAAACTCCCCGAAGCGGAGGCTATGGCTTCTGCGGTAGGAGGCGAGGTTCAGGCGGTGGTGCGATTTGCTTCCCCCTTCTTCTCTGCACAGAAGCAGGAATCGGCTGGACGGGTTATGTCGTTCTTGGAGCGCAGGCTTGCATTGTTCCAGGCGACACAGGATCCTGCATATATCGAGGACATTGACCCGGACCGCTTACGCTCCTTTGATAGTAGGATGTCGGACGTTCCGGCGGAAATCTTTAGGAGTCAAGAGGAGATAGACGAGATCAGGCAGGCACGTGCTGAACGTTCTGCCCAAGAGCGTATGCAGCAAATGGAACAGGACTCACCGCAACAAGGGGGACAGGGTGGATAAGTTTGACGCTCTCATAGGCGCTCGCTCCGGCTTCAAGGGTCAGGAGTTAGTGGACTTCAATAAGGGTGCCAAGGAGGCTGCGGCCAAGGGTGCTTTGTCTGGCTCGGTGACAGCAAGTTATCTAGCGCCTCTACCATTGAATGTCGCATACAAGGCAACGAGAGTGGCGTTCCTTGGTTTAAAGAACTGGAAAGTGGCGAGAGGCGCCAAGGTGATTGGGGACGCAGCGGCGGCACAGAGCAGACTAAGCAACCCCAAAATGCACAAGGTTATTAGTGTTGCGGGAAAATCCTTAGCAAGGTTTGGGAAATTTATGGAACGAATGACTAAGGCTGGACGCAATGCAAATGGTCTCCCTAGAGGATCAGGTCCACCTAGAGATCTCCGCCATCGAGTAACCCAAATGGTAAGCGAAACAGCAACCAGACTCTTGACTGCTCCAAAGCCGTTCGCAATCTTTCGTCCAGGAACCACAGGCGGAAGAACTCTGCAATCGGCCACCCAGTTCCATAATAAGGCGAGGTGGGGGCAGAAAATGCCCACTGTACGAGTGATCCCTCAGGGCACCGATCAGGTCGGAATGCTGGTCGCCAGCATTATGGGTAAGTCAGATAACCATTTTAAAAGGACCAGGGCGGGGCTAGGTGTACTGGACAAACTATACTATGGGGCTGCCAGGAAAGTCGGGACGTCTGCTCCTGTTCTTTTCGGTAGGGTCCAGTTAATGCGAGAACACGTTTCCAATAACACGGCTATTGGTGAGATGAATAATAGAAGCCCTCGTCCCGTTTCCCGAGCGTATTCTACCCAGCCCCCGTGGTATGACAAGCATATCCCAAATCCAGGCTGGGGATGGAGAGAGAAGAATGTTACTAAATGAGGCATACCTTGCTGTATTTGATAACCCTGCTGGCGTGCGGGTTCTAAAGCACTTAGATTCCATGTTCGGCGCCAGGGACACGCTGGAGCCTGAAGAGTTGATAAACAAAAGCCATGAGTCTGAGGGGTCTTTGTCAAGAGTCCCTATAGACCCAGTTGCTATGGCTAAGAGGCAAGGATTGCGTTCTGCGTATTGGAAGATATGCGCCATGATAGAGAACGCTAGAAAAGAGAAGAGCAGTGGATAATAGCGAGGACCCGGTGGCCGAAGATAAGATCCTGGGCAAGTTTGATAACGTGGACTCTCTTGCTAGGAGTTACCAGGAGTTGCAGAGTCGTATGGGTAACTCTGTTCGTATCCCGAATAATGAATCGTCCTCTGAGGAGACAGCGGCGTTTTACCAGAAGATGGGAATGCCGGAATCTCCTGACGGTTACACAGTGGGTGAGGGTATGGAGGAGATGCTGGAGGGCTTCAAGCCCATGGCGCACTCTGCCAACCTAACGCAGCGACAGTTTGACCACTTTGCCAATGCACAGGGTGAGGCAGCAGCAGCGGCGGAAGAGTCACTGAAGGCTTCAGAGGGCCGACTGAAGGGTAAGTGGGGAGACAACTATGAGATGTCGCAGGGGGTAGCAGCGGGTGCGGTCGAAGCCCTTTCTGAACACAGTGAGACTCTAGGGGCGGTGCTGGCTGGGGTTGACCTCCGTGACGAGGGATCTCATGAGTTATTTACAACCATCGGGCAACTGCTCATGGATGGCAACGCACCAACACAAGGTCAAGGAGACAGCATGGCTGGAGAGACTGATGACATGGCTATTGCCATTCGTGTCCGGGAACTAATGAAGACGAAGGCGTTTTCTGACATACGGGACCCTGAGCACGAGAAGACTAAGGTTGAGTACTATGAGAAGATCACCCAGTTGGTGAACCGTGGCTATGAGGGAGTGTCTGACGCTCGCCTCAAGCCGAACCCGTTCAGGGGGGTGGGACTTGAGTAACATTAGTGTTGGAAAACCTAAAGAGGTACTTGACAAGGATAAGGACAAGAAGTAATCTAGCAATGCTCCATAACCTTCGGGCGGGGCTGGCACCAGGGAAGACTGGCGAGTAGGGTAAGCGTAGTTACCAAGGTAGGCCCATATGTTTGGACAACCTTCCGTAGCAAACTTAATACTTTGTTTGGAGGAAATGTCTAATGGCATACGTAGGATTTGGCACTGGTTCTTGGCCCGGCACCACAGGTGACGGCGTCGCTAACAGTGCATCTAATAACTACACACAGTTGTTCAAGACCGCTTATGCGGACATGATTCGACTGAAGGCGCAGACCTTACATTCTGCTTTGTCTGATACCTGCATGCCCGAGGTACTTCGTGGTGACCCCCTGATGCTTGACTCGTACAAGTCTGTAACCCTGACGACCCGTGACCGTGGTCAGCAGTACGGTGCCGACAGTACTGGCGGAGACAAGGCGTACAAGGAAACCGACAACGAGCGTAGAGAACTTCGTCCTGAGTTCCATGAGTTCGCTGAACTCTTTGATCCTCGTGACGAGCGTGCTCTCATGCGTGCGATCCAGCCTGACGGTGCTTATGTTGCCAACGTGGCAGCGGCGTTCAACCGCAAGAAGGACGAGGTTATCCTCAATGCCTTCAGGGGTCCCGTGACTGTCAATGGTACGGCTTTCGCAGACAGCACCACCGTTGCGTTGCATGCTTTCCGCAAGGACTGCGATCTCGCTTACGGTAGCACGACTGCGATTGCTGGCGGACTGGCAGCGGGTTCTTCTACCGACCTGCTTGGTGGACCCGCCGATGCGAGTGCTCCCGATGATAACTCAGCGTCTGGCGACAACATCGGCGGAACTATTGGTGCAGCCGCAGCCGCTGTCCTTGCAGCAGAGACTTACACTGGCGGAGTGTTACCCGCCTTCTCCCTTACACAGGAGTTTGGTTGTCAGCAGATCGTCGAGGGTGACATTCAGACCATCGGCAGTACTGGCACTGGTGCAGGAATCGTTGGTACTGATGCGGCACAAGGGCTTCACATCAAGAAGTTGTTGACTGCCCTCAATGTTCTTCAGACGAACGGTGCTTGGCAGGGACAGCGCATTTACGTTGTGCTTCACCCGGATCAGGTAAATGACTTGATGCACGAAGTCCAGTACACCAGTTCAGACTACAACGCACTTCAGCCGCTCATGTACGGGCAACCTGTTCCGTTCCTGGGTTGTGAGTTCCGTGTCTGCAATCAGATTCCGCAAGAGACTGTTCTCTCCGGCGTTGGTGCTTCGGCTCTCCAGGATCCAGCCTCAGCCAATAACGCATACGCAACTCTGTCCTTCGAGACGGCCACGAACGGTCGTTACGTTTGGATGTACACGGAGGATGCGAACATCTTCGGCATGGGTGACGAAATGACGGTTCGATTCGACGAGATCCCAGACCGTGGGTACTCCTTGCAGTGTTACCACGACTTCAGTCTTGGTGCCGTTCGCATGGACCCCAAGAAGATGGTTGCGATCCCCTGTCACAAGGGAACTGCCGCAGTAGCCATCGCCTAGTTTGATTGAGGGGACCCTCGTGACAGGTAAGACACATTACTGGTCGCAAAAGTGCTTGTCACTGATCGGTGGTGCATCGGTCACGGGGGTCACTACGACATGGATTGCTCTTCTCACTGCGAACCCAACTGGGGACGGTGAGGCTGCAACGGATTGCCCGGGTCTAACCAGGACCCAGGTATACACGAGTGGCTCCACTGCTCCGTACTGGTCGGCGGTGAAGTCAGAGGGTGACAAGAAGTTAATCGACAATGTAGGCACTGTGTCTTGGTTTGCCGGAACAGCCGAGAGTGGTTGGACGCAAGAGATCATTGTGGGCATAGGTATTTACGATGCTGCTACAGTTGGCAATCTGCTATACTGGGAAGCACTTGACGCAAACATAACAATAGCGCCATTGGAGGAGTTAGCCTTCGGTACTGGCGCAATAAAAGTGAGGGAAGACTAATATGGGACTAAGTAACTTAGGCGAGCAGGTTTCACTGAACAGACTGTTCTCTGCGGACCAAACCCCAACAGCAAGTACGGTACAGGAGGATATGGGTCCAATCGTGGCGTCCCCAAATACTGTAAAATACTTCATTCACTTGCATGCCGCCACGGCTACACCAGCGACCGCCCCAACCGAGTCCGACATGGGGACTACCTATACAGGGAGCGCCAACTCTCCTGGCGTGGTGTACGCAGCACAACAACTCACCTTCGATCCGTTGACTGAGGCTACTGGTACTGCCACTAACGTTATTTCCCTAACCAGCACCGTGACGTTCACGACTTCCGCCGCATCCGACTGGCCTGTTATCGCCTACTACTCGATCCATGCATGTGCAACGGCAGCAGCAGCGGCCACCGCCAATATGATCTTTTACGGCACCTTCGCCACTCCTGCTACTGTGGGCCTGGGAGATACTGTGCAGATCGTTTCCGGTGGTACTGGACTTGCCATAGCCGCAGAGTAGACCTCTTGTGGTTGCATAAGGAGGTCGAGGGGTGACTGCACATTTAGGATCCAGGGTATGTGACAGCAGTCGGGCAAACATATCAGGTGTGGGTCTCGATGCTGACTATACGCTAGTGTCGGGAGATGCTGGCCTGTTCATACTGGCATCCTCTGTAGAGGACGGTGGTTCCGAGTTCCGTGCAGGACAGTCGCACTCTCTCCAATGGAGGGTGCTTCCTAGCGGAACCTTCGCAACCTTAGCCTTGACGAACGCTACTGGCCCGCACCTTGACAACGCCACTGGAACCATAACCAACGGAACCAATGTGGCGACCGGGAACCGAAGAGGCACCCAGGCCGATGGACCTAATAGCGATGGGTTCGTTGCTAGTGGTAAAGAGTTCACAAGTTCGACCTCGCAAAACTACGGGGCTGAAGTCAAGGACGCACAGACTGAAGCCCAATGGGCGATAGACATGGGGAACTGCCCAGCCAGCACGGCCTATCAGTTCCAATCTTCATGGGGCTCAAAGAACGACGGAACCGCTACGTTCACCCTCATGACGGTTACAACTGCCGCTGCGGGTGGTACCACACATAGCCTTGCCCATACGACGGGTTCGATAGCGACCACTCATACTTCCTCCGTTACTGTTACATCCACACACAGCCTATCACACACGGCAGGCGCAATAACGACCAGCACTTCCGCCAGTTCAATAACCGCCGTTCAAACGCACGACCTTGTCCACACGGCAGGCTCGATAGACCTCACTCAAGACACTGCCGATATCACCTCCAAGACTATCCATAATCTTTCATCCACGGCCACCAACCGGTACCTAATGGCGGACCATCCGCTCCCTGCCGGGGGTTTCTACTCTCATATCACAATCACCTCGGGTGCTACCACACACAGCCTAGCGCACACGACGGGTTCAATAGCGCCCACTCACGACTCCACGGTGAAGTTGACACGCAGCCTTACGCATACGACGGATACGATAGCGACCACCCACGACTCCGCAGTGAAGTTGACACGCAGTCTTACGCATACGGCAGGCTCAATAGGAATCACTCAAGGCACCGCCGATATCACTGCCGACCAAACCCATGAACTAGCGCACACGGCAGGCTCGATAGACATCACGCAAGACACTGCTGATATCACTGCCGCCCGCATACACAGCCTTGCACACACGGCAGGTTCAATAGCGACCACTCATGACTCAACGTTGAAGTTGACACACAGTCTTACGCATACGGCAGGTTCGATAGCGCCTACCCACACTGCTGATATAACAGCAGTCCAAACGCACGACCTTGCACACACCGCTGACTCGATAGACCTCACTCAAGACACTGCTGCAATAACTGCCGACCAAACGCACGACTTGGTCCATACGGCCGACTCGATAGACCTCACTCAAGACACTGCCGATATCACCTCGACTGGTTCAACAATACGCAGCCTTGCCCACACTACGGGTTCAGTAGAGCCTACTCAGGATACTGCTGCACTCACGGTCACCAGTACGCATAACCTTGCACACACGGCTGGCACGATAACGCCCACCCACGACTCCACGTTGAAGTTGACACGAAGCCTAGTACACACGACGGACTCGATAGCGCCTACTCATGACTCAACGTTGAAGTTGACGCATAACCTTGCCGTCCGCTTTATATTCGGCGTACCATTCGACTCCGCCATAAGTATCGGCACAGTTCCGACCGCTGCACTCACGGTCACTAGCACGCACAACCTTGTCCATACTGTCGGCTCGATACGCATCACTCAAAACACTGCCGCTGCCCTTGTACTTACAATACACCGACTCGCACATACGGCGGGGTTGATAGCGCCTACTCAGACTGCCGCACTCACGGTCACTAGCACGCACAATCTTGCCCATACGGCTGGCACGATACAGGTCACTCAGGATACTGCTGCTCTCACGGTCACTAGCACTCACAACCTCTCGGCCACCGACTCAATCGAACTGACCCATGACGCTGCTGTGGTGTTGATTCACAGCCTTGTACATACGACGGATTCGCTCACGGTGACAGACGACAGTAGAGTTCAAGCGAAGGTGGTTATTAGCCTTCAGGGAACCGGGACAGTATCAGACCCCACTGACGTATCTCGTATAGAGTCGGCAACATACCTTATATCTGTTACCATAGACGGGGTTGGAGATCTAACCCATAACCTGTTGAAGAGGAGCGAGATAATGTCACTAGAGGAAATATGGAATACCGGGCTGACCCAACTAGGTGTTGGTACAGTGGATTCCGCAGTATCAGATCAGACGGCGCAGGCAATCCTATTGAGGAAGGTCTGGGACAACTTTAGAAAACAGTTCGTGAGCGACCACGCATGGAATGGCTGCAAGACTACCGCCGCCCTCACTGCCCTGGCGAACTCGGACTTCAAGGACACCACCCGGTGGGGGAACGTCTTCTCACTGCCGTCAGACTACCTCCGGGCGCTCACTGTGAATGGGCACCCGAATCAGGCTGGCAACGCAGAGCGGATCATGTGGGAGATCGAGATCGTATCTGACAGTTCAGGTGCCAAGTCTCGCTGTATCTGCACGAACCAGAGTACGGTCAAGTTGGAGTATGTCTTCGATCCAGGAGACGCTAACATAGGAACCTTCCTTGCTCCCGCCATGAAGCACGCACTGGGGCTGGCCTTTGCTGCCTTCGTTGCCCCGAACTTTGGCAAGAGTGCGAACGACATAACCCTGATTGAGCAGAAGGCACGAGAGGCCCTACTCAAGGCACGTGGTATTGACGGTCAAGAGTCCTCTGGGATCTTCTTCGGCCCGTCCGAACTGGTTGAGTCAAGATACAGGAGTAGTAGTTAATGGTATGGGTTCCCCAGACGAGTTTCAGGTATGGTGAGATCAGTCCACGAATGGACGGTCCCTCTGACCCAAAAATCTATGACGCCTCTTGCCGTAAGGTTGAGGGTGCTATCGTGTCGTCGAACGGAACCATTGAGAAACGAAAGGGAACCTCTTACCGTGGTGAAACTTCGTTCTCTACAACTGAGACGAACTTTACCTCTTCTGCCGTGAAGTTGATACCCTTCAAGTCTGGCACCGACACCTATGTCCTGGTCTTTGAGGTCATGTCTCAACCTAACTCAGCCTACCCATTCACTAACGCAGACGGGAACATTAACTTCCCCACGCTGACATGGGGTGTTATACGTGTGATCAAGGACGACGTTTTTTACACGTCGAATGGGTCTTCCACGTATACGGGTACACAGGTATGGGCGGAGCAATCTGTTTGCAACCTACCGTTTAGAACGCAGTCGCCTGCTAACTTGCATCATGACGTTATAGATACAGACTTCCGTCCACCGGGTTCTGACTTATCGTTTTCAAAGATGTTTGGATGGCACCATTTTACGGCCAAGCAACTACCAGAGGTTAACTACTTCCAGCATGACGACTCCCTGGTAATATGCCACCAAGCAAAGCCGCCAATGGAAGTGTTTGTAGATACTGATGGGTATCTAGATACACGACAATACCTCATGGAAACTAGGTCTCCAGAGGTTGATCGTCGGGGGCCTCGATTCTCAATGACGGCAACTCAAAAGGGCGCTACCGCCAACGAGGATTATACGGTAGATACGACAATGAACTGGTTTGAAGACGGAGACATAGGGGCCATATATCGACTAGGATCTTGTTTGTCCAAACAATCTACGGTGACGTCTGCAAGTCTTGAGAGTCAGGTGCCAACGTCACTTGGAGAACATTCTGACGACCGTGGTGGGTATTTCGCAATGGTTACCGAGGTAGTGAATAACAGACAAGCGATAATGACGTCCATCACTGATCTCAATGTCGGCGGACGTGAATATATCGCTTACATATCAGATCCAAGTGACTGGGACGGGCCGTGGGTGAGCGATAGAGCACTGCCCCCGACAAGTAATCCTTATAGTAGCCAGGCTCGCAACTATGGGCACACACTGCCGGGCCGAAGACTCATAAGGTACAACCATACCACCACAATAACCAGTGCCAACACAGGTACGTTTTTTGAAGACTGCGCTGCGTCTGAAATAACAATACAGCCGAACTACAACGCAGATTACGGCGGTAATGCAACGGGCCCAGGTACAACTATCGGCACAGACACAACGATTCAGCCTACTGACATTGGGTGTATCATTATGAATCGCCAAGACAACAGGAATGGCGTAACCCCTTCTTGGCTTTTCTCTGCCCCCGTCCTGGACGTGTCTTGTTTTGCATTGATCACAGGGACTTTTACAGTAGGAGCGGACGTACTGGGGTCTGGCCTACAGCAAACTATGTACAGGGCGCAAATACTTAATGGAGAGCAAGCGCCCACTTCGACCGCTCCAGGGTGGAGGCCAAGTGTAAGTGGATATCAGGACCCAAACACGGCGTTGTCTACTACCACCGCAGACAGCGCTCGTCTCCCAAGGATGGGTAATACTCAAAATGCAGACGGATCCGAAGTACGTGCCCCAATGGGCGGGCACCTCTACCGTTTAAGGAACAAACGGAAGTCTATGGAGGCAATACCCCCGATTGCGATACAAAGAGTATCCGCAGGGACGCCCCTATCGAACTCCCCCGACTTAACATATTATAAATCAATCGCAGCGGGAGAGACCGTGACTATCGTTGGTGGAGATATCCCAGCCGCACATAAAGTCTCTGAGTCCTCGACACCATTTGACTACTCCGTCCGAGGAGAGACTGAAGTCCTTCCAACGCCTCCCGTCTTTCCGCCCTTCGGATATTTGGATGCTGTACCAACCGCTGGTACCCTGCATGTTAATGGCGGCGTCTTCTCCCATGTGAGACACGACAACGCCTATGGCGTCGGTCCTCTGGTAGAAGACACATGGCTTGTAATAAAGCCACCCTCCTCCACGGCAATCACAGGTAAGTACGGTCTAGGATGGTCTGAAGCAGTCGGGTTCCCCAGTTGCGGTAGTAGCCACCAGGGGCGAGTGATCTTCGCTGGATTTGAACATCAAAAGAGAGTGGTTGTCGGTAGCGTGTTAGACGATCCTAGAGACTTCTCAATAGGAGGTGCCTCTTCCGACGGCTTCCACTTCCTAGTGAACGACTTGCGTGGCAGCAGGGTACGCTGGCTGTCCTCTGGTGTAGATCTGCTCATTGGGACGACCACAGGTGAGTTCTCCATTGGAGGCTCTCCACTCTCTGCTCTGTCAGTTGGAGTTGATCGACACTCAGCCTATGGGTCTGCCTCGATCAGGCCAGTGATCATTGGAAATCACCTGCTATTCGTGCAAAAGGATCGGAAGACGATACGTGCGTTGAAGTTCAACTTCGCTACTCAGAGATACCAAAGCACAAACGCCACGCAGAACCATGCACACTTGTTTAAGGACGTTGTGATTGAGGAAATGGTTGTTTGGGAAGGCGAAGAGGACCCGGTTCTCCTGTTGAGGCTATCCAACGGTGAGGTTCTATCGTCTCGTGTTAATGAGATCGAAGGATTCATTGGGTGGTCTCGAATGAAACTCCCACTTTGTTCCTCCATTTGCCAGTCACGCCACCCAATACCTTCGGGTGAGTCAACTTCGTACACTGCTGCCGACTCGTTCTATGTGGCCTACGACACCAGTAGTGCAAACAAGTACGCCCTGTCTAAGTACGACGATACCCTGTACCTCGACGAGGCAGAGATAGCCACGGTGACGGGGACGTTTGCTACTTCTAACTACGCAGCCACGCTTGGATCCACTCGTTTCAATGGGTTGGACGTGTCGGTTGTAGTGGACGGCATATATCGGGGTGAGCATACTGTCACTGGTAGCAGCGTTTCCCTGGTTAATATCACCAGCGCAGAGGCGACTTCAGTAATCGTTGGCAAGAAGATCAACATGGTCATGCATCCAAGAGTTCCTGAAGTCATATCGGGGACTCGTGTTACTTCCACCCTTGGAAGAATGAAGAACTATTCGTCGGTCGTAGTCAATGTCAATGGGAGCAAGGGCGTCAAGGTCAACGGATTGGAAATCGACGGCATACCGCTGGACCTAACTAGCAACCAAATCACTCCACACACGGAACACACAGGATGGTTGGAGTGCGTCGCTACGGGTCTGTACGGAATACAGCCGTTGCTTGAGATAAGTTCTGACAGGCCGTACCCAGTGGAGATATGCGGATATACTGTTGACATGAAGGTGGAGGGCTAATGTCCGAAGAGGGAGAATACGCCTTACAGGGAGCGCAGTCGGGGGCGGCTCTGGGTACCATGCTTTTACCCGGCATTGGAACAGCCGCAGGCTTTATCCTTGGCGGCATCTTTGGTGGACTATCGGGTGCCAAGGCACATGAGAAGAAGAGGGCGATTCGACGGGAAAATGACCGACTCAAATCAGTGCAACTCTTCAGTCATGCCTCTGACGAAGGTCGCCTGTCTAGATTCAAGGCGGCAAGCCAGAGAGCGTTGATCGGTGGGGCGGGGTTGTCCACGAGGTCTGGTTCAGCGTCGGCGGTGGAGTCCGACATAATGGCTGAGTCTGTCCTTCAGCAAGAATCCATACTTGCAGGTTTGCCAAAGTCATATCGTCGAAAGAACCCTAACTTCGCAACAAACGGTAGTTCGTTTATAAGGCTGGCATAATGGTAGTAGTAAACATTTCTGGTACTGGGCCACGTCCCCGTAAACTACAGGTCGATACGTCCAAACTAGAAGACCTACAAGAGGACCTTGCGGATCACGAGTCCACATGGAACTCTATCATGGGCGCAACCAAACTAGCAGCCGGTTTAATAGAGGGTGCGAGCAATGAGAAGATAAAAGAAGTTGAGACCCGTGTGAAGGCTGGGTTGTCTGCTGTAAGCAACGCCGTCACTGACAGCGCAGTGGCCGCTGGTAGTGAAGCAGGTCTGGGCGATGGCACGTTTGCGGACGTTGTCTTCAAGGGCGAGGAGTTC